CAAAGTAATTTAAAACAACTTGCTACAAATAAAAATATTATAGGTAAAAAGTTAAATGAAAATCAAAGAGCTAGGCGTATAGGTGAGTTAAATGATTTAGGTGTAGATGTTGAAAAAGGTATAAAATGGTATGATAAATATGGTGATAATGTAAATATAGCTGCTAGAGAAGATGATTTTTATAGAAATGATATAGTAAGAGGAGCAGGTAGATTTACAAATGGAGTCATACTACAAACTGGTAGAGAGTTTGCTAATGTTCCTTTATTTATGACTAATCCTAGA